CAAAACAACCCGGTAAAATGGGGCAGCGTGCGCGTTTGGCTAAAACTCTTAAGAGCTTTAAATGACCACTTCAGGAACCGCAGCGTTTAACCTTGACCTTACTGAGTTGGTTGAGGAAGCATTTGAACGTGCCGGTTCGGAGTTGCGTACGGGCTACGACTTACGTACAGCCCGTCGTTCATTGAATTTAATGTTTGCTGATTGGGCAAACCGCGGTGTCAACATGTGGACGTTTGAGCAGGGTACGATTAACCTGACTCCGGGTTTGAACACCTACGCGCTTCCCGTTGATACGGTGGATTTGCTTGAGCATGTGATTCGCACGGGCGCGGGTAGCGCGTCCACACAAGCTGACCTGACCATCACGCGTATTAGTGTTTCTACCTATGCCACGATCCCCAACAAACTGCAACAAGCCAGACCAATTCAGGTGTGGTATCAGCGTTTGGATGGTCAAACTTCATCGATTGGCACCACGCTTAACGGCGGGATCACAGCCACAGACACCACAATCACACTAACTTCCGTTGCAGGACTTCCAGCTACAGGATTTGTACAGATTGATACCGGAGCTTTAACAGAGACTATCCAGTACGGCTACATCTCTGGCAACGTGCTTTACAACTGTTTCCGTGGGCAGAATGGCACAACCGCTACAGCACACTCAACAGGCGTGGCTGTATACACGCAGAATCTTCCCTCTGTGACCCTTTGGCCAACACCAGACAACAGTACAACGTATCAGTTCGTTTACTGGCGCATGCGCCGTATTGATGATGCTGGCGGGGGTGTACGCACGATGGATGTACCTTTCCGCTTCCTGCCCTGTATGGTGGCAGGCTTGGCCTATTACTTGGCTCTTAAGATTGAAGGTGGCGCTGAGCGCCTACCCGTCTTGAAACAACAGTACGATGAAGCTTGGCAGTTGGCTTCTGATGAAGATCGTGAAAAGGCTTCAGTTCGGTTTGTTCCACGTCAGATGTACATAAACTAGCGGCACGTAAATGGGCAATCGCTTTGCATCCGGTAAGAACAGTATCGCCATGTGCGATAGGTGTGGCCAACAGTTTAAATTAACGGCTTTGAAAAAAGAAGTTATCAAGACAAAGCTTTACAATTTGATGGTGTGCCCAGTGTGTTGGGATCCAGATCAGCCGCAGTTGCAGTTGGGTATGTACCCAGTGGATGATCCGCAGGCAGTGCGTGACCCGCGCAAGGACACGACGTACGTCACGGCAGGGGTAAGCGCTACTGGCAGTCTGACTGGCGGTTCGCGGGATGTTCAGTGGGGATGGAACCCCGTTGGTGGGTCGGTTAATTTTGATGCAGTTTTGACGCCAAACTACTTGGTGGCAACGGCGTTTGTTGGTACAGTTACGGTAACAGTTTCATAGGAGCTTAATATGGCAAAAGAAGACATGAAGTCAGACAAGAAGCAAGACGTTGCTCTGATTAAAAAAGCGTTCAAGCAGCATGACTCGCAAGAACACAAGGGCGGTAAAGGCACAGCTTTGAAATTAAAAAAAGGTGGCCCCACGTCTGAAGACCGCATGCGTTTGGGACGTAACTTGTCTCGTGCTGCAAACCAAGGGAAATAATATGGTCAAGGTTAACAATTTACCAGCTTCTGCATACGCCAAGCCCCACACCATGAGTGGTGCGCCTGTAGGCATCTCTGAGAACCCCGGTTCTGGCGTCAATCGCAGTAAAGCTGACACCGTTGATATGAGCATTGGCAATATCAGCAAATCTGCGGGCAACGAAATTGTGAAGACATCTGGTATTGTCACCCGCGGTAACGGTGCGGCGACCAAGGGAATTACGGCCAGAGGCCCGATGGCATGAATTACGCCGCACTCAGCACTGCTATCCAAGCCTACACGGAGAATACAGAAGCGAATTTTGTCGCTGAGATACCCGTGTTCGTTCAGCAGGCTGAGCAGCGTATTTACAACAACGTCCAGTTCCCGTCTATTCGCAAGAATGTAACGGGTGTAATGTCTACCAATAACAAGTATCTTGCTTGCCCTAATGACTTCTTGGCTGTCTATTCAATGGCAGTTATTGACGGTGATGGTAACTACGAGTATTTGTTAAACAAAGATGTTAACTTTATTCGACAAGCCTACCCACTACCAACGGACACGGCTATCCCAAGGTATTACGCTTTGTTTGGCCCACAGTCTACCAACGCGGCTGAGTTATCTTTTATTATTGGCCCAACACCTAATGCCAATTACAACGTTGAGTTGCATTACTACTTCTACCCAGAGTCAATTGTGACTGCGGGTACAACATGGCTGGGTGACAACTTTGACTCTGTGCTGCTATACGGTTCGTTGGTTGAGGCTTACACCTACATGAAGGGTGAAGCCGACATAATGGGCTTGTACAACGGTAAGTATCAGGAAGCATTAGCGTTGGCTAAACGTTTGGGCGATGGTATGGAGCGTCAAGACGCTTATCGTTCTGGTCAGTTCCGTCAGAAGGTGACTTGATATGGCAATTGTTCAGACTCAAACCACTAGCTTCAAAGCGCAGTTGTATCAAGGTATTCATGACCTAACGACTGACGTTATCAAGATTGCCCTGTACACAGCCAACGCAGATTTAAACGCCGATACTACTGTGTACAGCACGACCAATGAAGTGGCGGCTACGGGTACGTACGCGCTTGGTGGTTCACAACTGACACCAATTACAGTCAGCACTTCTGGTTATACAGCGTATGTAAGTTTTCCTAATGTTGCTTGGACTGCGGCAATTACGGCCAGATGTGCTTTGATTTATAACTCTAGTAAAGGCAGCAAAGCAATTGCTGTATTAGACTTTGGTTCTGATAAAACATCTACCACCACGTTCACCATCACAATGCCAACTAACGGCGCAACCACTTCGTTAATTCGTTCTTCTAACTAAGGAGTCACCATGACTATCGACAAAATGACCGCCACCGACATGGTGCAAGCCACAACCAAATACAACACAATGCCTGAAGACACGATGGCTATCCACGGTACATACCACGCTGTTTGCTACAGCGTAGACGGTTTTGTTAAATGGTCTGATGACATTGAAAACTTGGTCACTACAGTAGGCAAGAACTTTACGCTGGACACCACGCTGGGTAATACCGCTGGCGGCGCAGTTGTAATGGGTCTTAAAGGCACAGGTACAGCAGTTGTAGCTGATACGCAAGCCTCACACGCCACATGGCTGGAAGTGGGTTTAGCTAACGCTCCTACATACTCAGGCAACCGCCCTACGCCGTCATTTAGCGCGGCTTCCGCTGGTAGCAAGGCCACATCCTCTGCGGTGTCGTTCTCTATCACCAGCACCGGCACTGTGGCCGGATGTTTTATTAACATTGGTGGTAGCGCGACTAAAGACAATACAACTGGCACATTGTTCTCTGCTGGAGACTTTTCTAGTTCTAAGTCTGTTGTGTCTGGCGATACCATCGCTGTTACTTACACTGCTACATTGACCTAAAATGGCTGGAGCCGCTTGGGGTGATAATGCTTGGGGCGACTTAGGTTGGGGTGGAGTTACCACCTACGAAGAAAGCGTTACTGAGTATTTGACCCCAGCTACGGCTTGGGGGGTTGGCACTTGGGGAACTGATCCTTGGGGCGGTACAGTCCCTATGTTTGAAACTCAAACTGTTGCGTTTACTGCAAATGCGTCAATCACAGAGACAGCGGCTATAGCTGATGCTCAATCGGCAATAACAGCATTCTCGGGATTGGTCATTGAAACTGCGGCTATATCTGAAACAAATGCGGCAACAACTGCCTATACAAGCACGGTTGCGGATAACTTGGCTACCTCTACTACAGAGTCAGCTTCAGCCACATTCCCGGTATCACTTACAGAAACATCGGCTACATCAACAACTGAGGCAGTGGCGGCAACCTTTGCTAAGTCAATTACTGAGACTGCGGCAACTTCTACGACAGAAGCTGTGGCGGCTACGTTTGCTAGAAGTGTTGCTGAAACAGCGGCATTGACGGATGCAAATACAGCAACAACGGCCTATACGACCACGGTAGCAGATTCGGTAGTAACAAGTACGGTGGAATCTGTGCGGGTTGACTATACTGCTTCAGTCACGGAAACCAATCCAATTGTTACGGTTGAGCAGGCTGTAGCCACGTTCTTAGGCAGTATTACCGAGTCAATGGCTATATCAGAACAGCAGTTGTTTAGCTGGTTGGCTTCTATTATTGAGACAATGGCTACGTCTGACGCTACAACGGTTGGTACGTATTACACAGAATTTATTGCAGAGCTTGCGGCTATTGCGGATAATCCACAGGCGGCTACTGCATATAAGGTCAGCAGGTCTGAAACGGCGGCAATAACAGAAACAAATAGTGGACGATTCTTGTGGGAAATTATTGATGACACACAAGGCGTTACATGGCAGAATATCAGCAATCCACAAACACCGGGCTGGGCTGATGTGAGTAACACCGAAACGCCCGGTTGGACAGTAATTTCTACTCAGTAGGAGCAATAGATGGCAAATACATCGCTAATCGGACTAACCCTCCCGGCAACCGGCACATTGTCAGGTCAGTGGGGCGACACAGTTAACAACGCTATCTCACAGATTATTGACGTTGCGGTAGCTGGTACTCAGACAATTTCTACTGATGCAGACATTACGCTGACCCTAACCACGGGTACATACGCAAGTACGGGCCTGACGGCTAATAGCTCGCAGTACGCAGTAATTCTGTGGACAGCCGCAGGCACGGTCACTCGCACAATTACAGTCCCTGCCCAGTCTAAAACCTACGTGGTAATTAACAAAAGCAGTACCCAATCAATTATTGTTATAGGTGCAACTGGCACAGGCGTTACTGTGGTTGCAGGTACACGGGCTATCGTAGCTTGGGACGGCACTAACTTTGTTAATGTAGGCGGTGGTTCTGCGGCAGGCTCTAACACGCAGGTTCAGTTCAACAGTTCTGGTGCATTTGGTGCTTCTTCTGCTTTGACATGGGATGGAACATCTCTATCAGCAACCAAGTTTGCAGGTGCTTTAAACGGTACTGTAGGTGCGACCACTCCTGCGGCGGGTGCGTTTACTACTCTATCGGCTACAACTGCACTCCCTAACACATCAGGCGGTACAGGACAAAACAGTGCGTTTACACAGTATGGTGTAACTTATGCCGCTACTACAACCACACTAGCAACTACAGCGGCTGGAACAGCAGGGTATGTATTAACTGCTAATTCTGGCGCAGCACCAACTTTCCAAGCACCGGCATCTTCTGGCGTATCACAAGCCAAGGCCACCATGATTAACTTCATCTTTAGTATTTAAGGAACCAACATGGCAAATCCTAACCTCTTAGCCGCGACCACAGCCGCTGGCACAAGTACATACAACACGCCCGGAACGACAGCGGCTACGGTGTTAATTACCAATGCGGCTTCTAGCGGTACGATTATAAAAATCAACCAGATTGTTGCGGCTAATGTAAATGGTTCTGCGGCAGTCAATGCTACGGTATCTTTAAATAGCGCGGCGGCGGGTGGCGGTACAGCCTACCCAATTATCTCGGCGGTTTCTGTGCCACAGAACGCATCAGTCATTATTGTTGATAAAACATCGGCTATTTATCTGATGGAAAATCAATCAATTACGGTGACATCGGGCACATCAAGCGGCATCACTTACACAGCCAGCTACGAAATTATCAGCTAACCGGAGGCAATCATGTCTCTTAGTAAAGTTGGCGGGATTATCTCAGCCGGTTTAAACGGCATTAACTACCCTGTCACAGCGGTGGAATACTTATGTGTGGCTGGCGGGGGTGGGGGTGGCGCAAGAAATGCGGGCGGTTATGCGGCAGGTGGCGGCGGTGGCGCTGGAGGTCTTTTAACTGCTACGGGATTTGCTGTAACTATTGGCTCAAGCATTACAGTGACTGTTGGTGCTGGCGGTGCGGCAGATACAAGCGGAGTTAATTCTTCTATTGCTGGCGGTACAACCATAACGTCTACTGGTGGTGGATATGGCGCTGATTACGCAGGCGGCTACAGACAAGCGGCAAATGGTGGTTCTGGTGGCGGTGGCGGTGGCGCTAATTCTTACCCAACAGGGGGGACAGGAACTGCTGGGCAAGGAAATGCTGGTGGAACTGCTACGGGTGCGGCCAGCGATAATGGTGCTGGTGGCGGTGGTGCAGGTTCAGTAGGTTTGCCAAATACAGCATCTACTGGTGGTAATGGCGGCACAGGCATTGTGTCTAGCATTAGCGGCTCTGCTGTTCAATACGCTGGCGGTGGTGGTGGCGGGGTTTATACGTCAGGAACTTATTTTGGTGGATTAGGCGGTGGTGGTGGCGGTGGAAACGGGGGAACTGCGGCTTCAGGGTCTGCCGCTGTAGGGTTTACTGGAATGGCTAATACTGGTGGAGGTGCTGGTGCTTCTTCAGGTAACGCTAGTGCTACAGCAGGAGCCGCAGGCGGCTCTGGAATCGTAATACTCCGTTATCCCTCATATTTAGCCCCTGCTACATCAACAACAGGCTCACCAGAAACATACATCGCTGGCGCATGGCGTGTGTACAGATTTGTAGCCAGCGGCACAATTACATTCTGAGGATATATGGCACAAGGTCTTTTTACACTCAGACAAGTTAACCAAGCCATTCGTCAAGGCGCATGGTCAGCATTTAATCCACCTCAATTTGTAGAGTATCTTTGCGTTGCTGGTGGT